TACCATTGTCTTGATAAGCTGTCCGACGACTTCGAATGCGCGTGGGTGTTCTGATGTTTTCGCAACCATGAGCGCCTCTTCGAGTGCGTCGTTGCCTTTGTGAATAATCTGATGAAGATTATTTCTAACCTTAGCAAAATCATCATCGATATCCGCATTAGGATCTACTTCTATCGGTGCTAATGGTTGTACCATAGGAGCAGATTCTGGTAAATTTAAAGCATTCTCAACACTCATTTCGAAATTAGTTTTTTCACTCATTGATCTTGTCCTGTCACTGGGTTATATTTTTTACCATCAGTATAGAAAAACGTGTTCGCACAGAATCCGTAATCGTCATCAGCTTGAATTTGATTATATGGAATTGATGCTGCGCTGTTAGTTGTAGGACTGCCGTTTGCGAGTAAACCAGGTGTAATAACAATACGAGAACTGCGACCTGTACGAGAAACATCGTCGAGTGTAATTTTGTTTCCAGAATTCGCAGTAACGATACCAAAGTCGATCTGCGAGCGCTTGATAATACCTTGACGGCGTGTTGGTCCGTAGAAATAACCTTTTACTGTAAAATCAAAAGTATATATCAGGGCGCGACGATTATTGAAATCGCCTTCATATGTATCTTCAATAGAAACTGTGTTTAAAACTGTAGGAACATCTATTGTTATTCCAGTTTTTTCTATAATTCTAAGACTATTGGTCCACTCTGGACCAAAATAAGGTACAATCTGTTCAAGTATTTGCGCTCCATCATCTGCGTTACGCACGTATGCGTATAGATTAAACTGCAAATCATAAGGAACAGGCATATAGTTATAGTCTAACTTATCTTCGTCAGTTGTAGTAACCTTAACATTACGATTGGAACCAACAAGACGACGTTGTCCGTCATAATTCAGCGTAGTCATTTCAAAAGCCATACGAGGCAACTGAATGGCAACAGGCTGATTTAGATCAGGATCTTGTGTCGTACGGACTAGAAACTTTTCCTTGGGACCATACGCAAGAGGAACAGCAACAGCGCTTATATTGTTATTCGCTGAATCGTATCGACGAATAACAATATCGTTAAACATATTACCAAACATGATAACATATCTACGCAGCGACTGGTGATAAAACTGTGATCCAAACATTAATATCTATCCACTTCAGAGAATGGGTTACGTTCGCTGAAGTCAAGATAATCAAACGACTTCGTGGTGAAATATTCGTTATTAGCCAAAGCGTCTTTTGTTTCGATTCTGTATTCCCAAAGAATAGATTCGCCATCTTCGTTCAGGATAGAACCAGTTCCGTTTCCGGTTTCTAACGTAATCTGATATTGTATAATATCTGGATCGTAGCGAGTACCGATAGCGTCGATTTCCGTATTGCCTGTAGCAATAGTACCAAGACGATCTACAAGTTCGCAGTTGAGTTCGTATGTGTATAGCTTACCGTGCTGATAAAACACCTGCTCATTTTCTACGAATTTGATTTCATATAGTTTTCTATTCAGCGGAAAGTAAATCCAATCGCCTTCGTACGGACGCGAGTGAATCGTCTGATAAAGTTCTGATTGTCCGGCTTCCAAACGCAATGCGTTACTGTTACCCCATTCGTTTGTGTTGGCGTCTTCGAGCTGAATATTGTAACCAACTTCCGTCATTAATTTTTCGTTAGACACTTGCTCCCAACGCTTACGAGCCATAACGAACGTAATCGAGTCGCGGATTTCTAGATTGAACTTAGAAAGAAAATCACCTTCACCTTCAAAACCTTGAGTATTTTTTATATACATTTCGATATTAATAGCGTCTTCGAATGCAGACGAAGCGTCTTCACCAAGTAATGCGTCAGGATTCACGAGTGTGCGTGGCATATACTTTACGTCAATGCCATAGATCTTAATCGACTGAACGATTAGATCTTCAGCTAAATCTTGTTGGCGACCAAACGTAAACGGACGAAAATACTTATTCGTTGCCATTGTTATCCAATCATATCCGTAACAGGCAAACTGTAATCATTGATTACTTGATCTTCTAGTTTTTGGATTTCTTCATTAGCTTCATCCCAAATCTTTTGGCCATTAAATGTAATACCACCCGGAAGATTCATGCCTTCATAAAGCTTGAGATGCTCACCCCACTGACGCTTAACAAGTTGAGTAGCATATTGTCTAAGCCATGGTTCGTCCCATACGTCTGGATTTTCTTCTGGATTAACTTCACGATAACCGTCGATCATAATGAATTGACCTGCTACAGTATCGTCACCCCAGTTCATGTCGATATACAATTTATCAGTATTACGATTATAGCGAATAGGTTTCTTACCTACGAATACTTCTTCAAGAAACTCAATATGACGCATCGCTACGACGTATGGTGTGACCGATACACTAGAAATATTGAACAGTTCGTTTAGATGAAGCTGATAACGGATATTGAATAGATTCATAGCGCCGTAGGAATCATTAATATCGAAAATGCGAGTTACGCCTACGAAATCTTCCGGAAGCGTGACGTATTGATTTGTAATATCAGTTTGTGTTAGCTGATACGGATAATACACATGCTGCATACCATCAAAATGATAGTCGCGATATTTGAGTAATGCGTCATCAATACGATCTTCGATCTGTTCGTCATCCACATTGATATCAATTACAGGAGAACCTAGACGGCGTAAAATATATTCTTTAAATTGTTCTCTAGACGCAATTTTAGCCATGTAAGAACTCCATTGGTTGAGTTATGGCTATTTATATCTTATAGTTAAACACTTCTTCGAAGCTCTGATTTCTAATTTTGTCCAACCCTTTTGTTGTTGCAACAAATCTATCAAAATAACAATCACGACGAATCAAAAGTTGAGATTTAACTGCAACTAATTCATTTATGAGTATTCTAAATGTTTCTGGCTTTGATTCAATTTTCTTAAGAGCTTCATCTATTTCTTTAATTGCTCGAATTCTAAGATCAACATTTAAATTGTTATATTGTATAGAAGCTGGCGTCGAAATAGCTTGAGCACTAAAATTGATAAGATTCGCTTTTCGATCAGGATAATTCACTATTTCTAACAAAAAATCTGTTAAAGAAGAAAGAGTTAATAATGAATATGCTGATAAAACAGAATGTGTTCCTATTGATATAGGGAGTTCTGCGAATTTAAATACATTTTCGCGAACTATATCCCACTTGGTTCCATGTCTTTGATATTCAGCTGATTTTCCAACACCATCAATGCTAAGTTTAAGTTCAGCTCTTTTGAACTTAAGAAACTTTTCCATAAAAATAGGATTCCATACACTACAATTCGTATATACTCTTAGGATAAGATCTTCGTTTCTCCCATTTGCAATAAGATGATCTAACAAATCATAATATCTCTTAATCAACATTGGTTCACCACCGGTAAGTGTTAATGATTCTAAACCGATACTCAGATCAAGTATCTGTGACCAAGCTTCATCTGATATATTAGAGTCCATCGTAGTTTTTTTTGGAAACCATGGTATTAATTCTGGGTTTTCTTCTATTTCTTTTTGTACTAGAGAACTATCGTTAGGATTACAACTTCTGCACTTGAAATTGCAAAGATTGCTTTCGCGAATTTCTAACCAGGTGATTTTTTCACCGTTATCAGGATTATGTGTTGGCCATTTCGTTCTAACAGACTGCAAACCTCGATCTTCTTTTTCCCAACAAGGTTTGCAAACAGATGGTCGTTTACCATCAAGAAATTCTTGTTTAAGTGATTTCAACCATTCACTATTTCTATACTCATTTGGTGTCATAACCAAATTTTCGTTTGTTCTCATATAACAACAAGGGCTTATTTGATCAGTATGATAGTACATACCAATCCACGGAGCAGAACAGAAAGTATTTGATTGTTGCATGTTAAAATCCCATTTGAATTGAATTATTGATATTTATTATAAATAGAAAAGATGCGTTTTCTATTAATATTATTTTTGATGATATCATCGTCAACAATAGCTTGCGAAACAGCGGCTCCAGATTGGACCGGTCGTGTTTGGGCTAGAAATTCTCAATGCGATATCAAAACGGGACCTGTTACTGAGATACAGACAGGCAATAGCATTTGGCAAGTTATTGGAAATGTAGGTCGTCAAATTGTTCCCGGAATGACATGG